AGTTCGGCGCGCTCTTGTGACGTCAAGTCGTCGTTGGATTCAATGAGGATGTAGCTCATAATTCGTAGTGGTTTGAGATGTTGCGTTCGATGCCTGTGCGGCGCTCGCTTTGGTCGCTGGAGTAGACGATGAGTTCTTGAATAAACCCGTCCCAGCGGTAGGCGTTGTCGGCAAACCCAATGCCCATTGGGTTGCTGGCTGGGTTGCTAATGCCTGTGGCCAGCGTTGCCGTGCCTACGCTCGTGCCATTCAAAAACGCTTCCATGTCGGTCTGCGTAGCCCCTGCAATCATGGAGTGGAGGTTGTTGTTCGTGTTCGCCGTAGTTTCAGCCGCTGCTGCGGACGAAGCGTAGCCATACTTAAAGTTGCCCCCGCTCATGTAGGGCAGATACCAACGCTTGTTGCTGACGCTCCAACTCAACGCAACGCCCATTCGGTCGCCTGTTGTGACTGTTGATTTCGCGACAAAAAATGCGGAGAGGTTCCCGATGTCGAGGCCCGTGTTGTCGAAGGGGAGCCCGTCGTCGCCTGCAAAGCGCAAAGCCACACGCCCGCCAATTTTAGGCAACGTCTGGGAGCCATATAAGATGATAGGCTGGTCATTGCTCGTGCTTTGAGTCGAGTGCTTGCCGTTTCCAGTTTGGTCGTACCACGTCTTGACGTAGCAAGCTGACCCATCTCCGTGGGCAATTACCGCCGCTTCGTCCAGGTTGCCGTTAGCGTCGAAGCCTATGTCTTGCTCAGGGTTGCCAGCGCGGTCGGCCCTTACGCGAATGGCCGCCCCCGTGTAGTCGCTGTTTAACTTGCGGAGGGAGTAGGCCGCATGAGCACCCCCGTAGGCGTCAAGCAACGGCGCGTCCTCCACTTGGTAGGCTCCCGAGTGCAGGGCCATGTCCTTCTCGATGTTCTCGCGGTTGGCCGATTGGTCGGTGTTGTAGAGCACCATCTCGGTCAGCTTGCCGTCGAAAGCATACGAACTGTACGCCGAAAGTTTGAAATCTGTCCAATTCGTGGTGTGGGCATTCTCGTGAACAATGATGGCCCCGTTGCTATGTTCTGCGCCGTTCGTGATGAAGGCTGTGTGAAGGTCGTCCCGCGTTGTGGTGCCGCTCACAAAGTTTATGTCCACGCCGTTGGCGTACATTTTGGTTGTGCCATAAATATACCCTGATGCCAACGAAGTAGACGTGCTTCCGTCAAGTACGGCTAAGCCGTGGTTACCCTGTGATGCTGACTGCGAAAACATGATATACTGCGTGTCGTCGCTTTCAATGTGGAAGTAGGCATCGAAGCGGGCTTGCCCGTACAGCCCGTTGTGCCCGGCGTTGAAACTGTCATCGCTTCCGTCGAAGTCAAGGGCGGGCTTGCCGTTGACTGTCTTCAACACCCCACCCCCAACGATGGTCGGTTGTGCGGCGTTGGTGCCTTGACCCGCGTTTCGTACGTTCCCCGACTGGTCGTACCATGTCACCACCCGCACGGAGTTGGTCCCAGCAAAGTCAAGCAACGCCTTCGTGTCGAGGTTGCCCTGTCCGTCGAAGTAAACGTCAATTTCAGGAAAGCCTGACGCCTCACTACGCACCCGGATGGCAGGGCCGAGGTAGGCCGAACGCAAGAGGCGCAAGCCGTAGGCCGCCGCCGCGTTGGGGTGCTTGTCGAGGAGCTTGTCCTGTGCGTTGACGTTAGAGCCAACAGGAATCTTGTCCAGAATGTGGACTGTTTTATTACTCGAGTTGTTGATGCGGAACTTGTGAACCGGGAACGGAAGCGAAGGGTGCGTGCGGTCGTGGTTGAGGATAGCATAACGCAAGCAAGCGTTCGACCCATCGACCAAACGAAACTGAATTACGTGGCCTTGGTTGGTTGTGATTTGCAGTTTGTCCCCCACGAGGTAGCCGCTGCCCCCCGAAGCCGCTTCAATAAATGACAGCGTTCCGTCAGGAAGGAATGAATACCGGAACGTCGCGTTCGCGCCGCTTCCAGTTAGCGCCGTCGAAGACACTTGTCCGTTGGCTTGCCCGGTGTGGGTGAAGGTGCCGTTGCAGATGCCCGGCACTTGGTTTGAGACGGGGCCAAAGTCGTCGGACGCCGTGGCGCGTATATTGTGGGCAAACTTGTCGCCGAATGGCACGAAGGCGATGCTGACGTCAGAGTTGTAAAAGCGGCCAAGGTAGCCGTTGACCTCGTAGAGGTCCATGTCTTGTTTGTCGTAGACGAGGCCCCGGAGTTTCCAGTTGTTCATGAGAGTGGTGAGTTGCAAGAGTCTTGTTCATAGCCGACCGTGACAGCAAGGTTCAGCAGCACGCCGCTCAACACGTTGCTGCCTTCCTCTTCCAAGGGAATAGTAGAGGCTGAGGCGACGTCGAAGCGGTGTTGGAAGGTGAAGACCGTTCCACCGCGCTCCATGTCAGCGATGATGTCCTCAGCAATCTGCTCGGCATTGGTGATGGCACCCTTCTGGAAGTCTTCTTTGGACTCGTTGTTAGGTGCGTTGTCTAAGATGTAGACCTCAAAGGTGTAGGTCTTGGTTGTTCCGTCGTAGTTGGCCCCGGTGTAGACGAGGTGGAGGATAGGGTACTCGCCAATCTTGTCCAAGTCCACGTCAGCAGGCGAGCCGAAAGAGAACGTCTGCACGAACGGGTTCAGGCGGACGAACTCGCTGAAGCGATTTACTATGTTCGTGTAGGTAATCATGTTAGCTGTTGCTTTCGCTTGAACTCCAGGTCTTTCAGAAACGCCAAGTGCGTGAATAGATGCCCCACTGGTGCCCTCGTGACCGCATCCATCTCAAGAAACGACTCGTTAGCGAGGGAGTATAGGACGGGGTACCAGCCCCATTTACGGCTGAACTCATCTCCTTCGCCGTCTTCGTCAAAGAGTACCGCAAAGTGTTCAGCAGTTCGTTTCTTGTAGTCCAAAAAAAAAGCAGCGCCCCTGCCACTTGGTCTGCTGGCATGTCAAGGAACGTATCAGCGTCCTCCTTGGCGGTGTAGGCTTCTATCTCGTGCTTCTCGCCCCACACCCTCTTAACGGGCCTGAAGAGCAGAGCCATGAGTCGGTGCGCGTTGGGCCAAAAATCACCTGCGTATCGCTCAGCGTCAATCCACTCGCCTGCGGTGAACTCACTCCAGTCAGGAATGAAGCCATACTCCACCCCCTTCAGGGTGAAGCGTGTGAGGTGGCGGGCTGTTTCCGCGTCTCGTAGCTTCTGAAGGTGTTGATAGCCTTCTTCAAGCAAGACCTTAGGCAACTGCCGTAGCTGCTCCTGAGGCTGCCCTGTGGACGCCTCAAGGCACTTGAGCATGTCGTCGGACGTCTCTAACACCTGCAGCATCGCAAGCGTCATGTCCTCGAACCGGGCTGGCAAGTGTAGCTTCATGTCAGTATAACGCTAAACAGGCCGTTGCTTACGCCTTGCCTTCATGTTCCTCAATCAAGCCGTCACGGGCATCCTCAGCCTCCTTCTCATGTCGGTACTCGCCAATGCGTACTGCGGTGCCGTTGTCGTCGTAGATGAGGACGTGACGCACCTCGTCTGACAGCACCCCGTCACAAAGGATAGGGAGCGTCTCTTCCATGATGGTGAAATCTTTAAGTGTCATGGCCCCAAGGTAGTGCAAAAAAAAAGGCGCCCGAAGGCGCCCTTACTTTGATTGATGGGGAGGGGGTGTCAGTAGTCAATGACGTCCTTGAGAGATTCCTTCATGGTCATCGCGCAGGCTTCCCAGAGGATGTCGAGTTTGGCGTCTCCGCTGTTGAGGTAGTCGCCTCCGTTCTGCTCAATCCACTTGCCCCACGTTGAAAGGAACTTTTGAGTAGCATGGGCGCCGCTTCCTTCTATTGAGGGCACCTTGTCGAATCCTGCGGACTGGAGTTCGTCGGCTGAGTAAATCTTGCCGAGGGCAAAGGCTTGGTCAATGATGTCGGACAACTCTTCGGGGGTGAGGGTAACTTTAGTCATAGTAGTAGTATTTTGTGTTTTGTGATTAACGTGAGTAGAATTAGCAGTAGAAGGTTTCGCCGTTCTCCAAGAGAACCTGATTGCCATTCACGAGAACGACGGTAGTCACCTCGGTGGCTGTCTTGCCGAACATGAACTGACGTGTGTAGCTCACCTTGTCGCCCTTCTTGAATGTTGTTTTGTTGTTTTCCATGACGCTAAGATGGGGTGTCTTATCCATACCACCAAATTTTCTTTCCACTTTCTCCAAAGTTTTTTTGCCTTACCCGAGTGCGTACGTGCCGAAGTTGGGGTTCGTTTGGTTGAAGGTGATGGCATAGCGGGCTGCGTCAATGAAGTGGTTGAAGGCGTCTACAGGCTCGTTCAGTTGCTTGCCGTTCTTGTCTTCCTTCCACTTGTAGTTGCGCATTTCCTTGATGCCGTTCACGCTCCTTGACGTCACGGTGATGGGGCGGCTCCTCATGTAGTCTATTCCACTGCGCACGCTGTCGGCCCCCTTACGTGCAGGGTGGACGTTGAAGCCGTGTCCGTGTATCTCGTCTATGCTCTTGGGCTCGGCGCTGTCAGCTACAATCATCATGTGCCTGTCCACCTCAACGTCACGCAAGGTTTGACTGATGGCTGCGTTGGTAAGGCCGTGGGCGTAGCACAACTCGTCAAGGCAGAAGGCGTGGCCGTCAGTGTAGACAGCAACGATAGCTGTAGGGTCATTGGTGTAGCCCCAGTCCAGCCCGTAGCAGAGTAGCTTCCAATCGCTGGGCACCTGATGTACCTCTTTCCAGTGTGTGAAGATGGTGGCCCTGCTTGCCCCACGCTCTCCAAGGCCATACACCCTCCAGTAGTTCTCGTCTGCTTCTTTGAGGCGTTCTATCTCTGCTATGGTCGACTCAGGTAGGAACGGGTTGTCCTTGTAGGTGGTCTTAAAGAACGTGTGGTCATCACGTGTGAGCACCTCGTCGTATATCCAGTGAAACTCGTCTGACGGGTTGTAGTCAATGATGATGTTGCCCGTAGTTCTCAGGACGAGTTGCCTCCAGTCCTCAAGGGTCAGTTCGTTGCACTCGTTCACAAACAAGATGTCCCTCTTGCGGCCCCTCACCTTCTGCGGCTGGTCCACGCTGATGAACTCTACCATATTGCCGAAGAGGACGTAGGTGGCCTCGCTCTTATTGTGTAGGGCTGGGTTGTACAGGTTCTCCCCCTCTAAGATGGCGAAGAAGTCCCTCATCACTGAGGCCCTGATAGCTGGGAAGGTCTTTCGGGCGATGGTGATGACGGCCCCTGAGTTCTCGTTGTTGTAACACAACTCTACGAGGGCCTGAAGGATGCTGTAGGTCTTCCCTGAACGTGTGCCGCCTTGGTGCACCTGCACCTTGCTTGAGCACCCCCTGACGTGATGGTATGTTGCGGGCTGTGTCAGGAGACACTGCTGTTGTCTTCGCCAAACCATCTGAGCGGCTTCTTCTCAGCCAACTCAATCTCTTGACGCTCTACGTAGCCACGGCGTTTGCCCTTGGTCTTGAGGTAGAAGATAGTCGCTGCTGGGCTGCCGTCTTTGATGAGCATGTGAAGGTGACTCTCTGCGAAGTCAAGGGCGATGTTCTCCAGCTCTACGACGCGGCGCTTGTACTCAGGGTCTTCCTTGAGCCACCTGTAGTGCGTGTCACGGGAGATGCCTACGTTGGTGCAGGCCGTTGTCACCACCCCCAAGGACTTGCCGAGGGCTTCAATCATCTGCTCTTTTTTAGTGTCCGATGTGTCAGTCATCAATGAACGATTTAAGTGAGTAGAAGATGAGGGAGTTCCTGTAGCCCCCCTCATGCGTTGGGACGATGGGTGTCACCCCATGTAGGTTGCGCCACGCTGGGTACACGAGAAGGCTGTTATCTGCCTGCTCAAAGGTAGCCCCGTAGTCAGGGACGTGAAGGCAGCCTCCCTTGCTGTTGTTGCGCTTAGTCATGATGACGTTGATGGCCCCCTTGATGTTGCGTGTGTCTCTATGGAAGGAGGCGCTGATGTTGAAGTTGCTGATGCTGCTGGTGAACAGGTTTCCGAAGCGCCACTTCTTGTCTACTCCCTTCATGACCTCTACTTGCTGCTCGTAGATGTTAGGCGCTATCTGCTTGACGAGTTTACCTGACTCTATCGCGCATGCTGTCATGGCCTTGATGAAGGTTTGGGCCGTGTCCACGTTGTGTACGCTGCTCCTGTTGCGGTAGTGGCGTCGTGCCATTGCATTGGGAGGCACTGAGCCGAGGATGGTGCTCCACTGCGCGGTGCCCTTCTTCCTGTTCTCAGCCCTGTTGCCCCTCATGGTCATGACGTCTGCCCGGTCGAGGTACTGCTTGGGCACACTGTCACTGCGGAACTCCTTGTTTGCGATGCTCAGTAAGTGACCGAGGCGTGGGCTGTAGTCGTCAATGTTGCGGATGTAGAAGCCAATCACCTCTCCGTCGTCCACCAGCAAGCAATCTTCTGTGACGTTGGGTTCAAGGTACTCGCAATCTTGGCTGCTCTTACGTTGGTGGTCTTGGCGTGTGAGTTCAAGCGTTATCATGAAGAAGTGTTTTCAGGTATTCTAAGGCACTATCTGAGTCCGGGCTATCGTGGTGGGCCTGTATGTTGCTTACACGTGTAGAGATGGCCTTGAGATGCCTCTCTGTTTGATTGCTGCCACGCTGCATCCGTCCGTTAAGTCCGTCGCCTGTGATTTTGATGATGGCTGGGTCTGCTCGGTCAATGAACTTGGAGTTGGTGAACCTGTCGCCCTCAAAGATGGCAACCTTGCCCGTCGACTCTACGTAGCGCATGAACCTGTCTACGTCCTTCATCACTCCCATGCTCAACTTATCGCTGCCTTGGAACACGCTTCCGTCATACTTGCCCACGACGATGTAGTCGTCGGTCTCATGGAATAAGACGAGCCCTATCTTCTTGGGTTGCGCGGCCTTGCCCTTGAGTAGCTGTGTCATCAGCCATGTCTTGCCTACTCCGCACATGCCGACGATGAGGATAGCGTTCCTCTGCCATGCGCTCGTGTCGGCCTTGTAGCCGTATTCTTCCATCATGATGACCTGTCCTGTTAGTCGGTAGTGGTTCTGCTTCTCTTGGCACAGCCCCTTGTCCAGTATGTTGTCTTCAAGGCGTAGTTCCTTGGGTAGCTTGGCACGCCTGCAGTCCCAGAAGATGTCCAACTTCGTGTCCCATAGCTCTTCTGCCTTGCGGATGCGGTCGTAGAACATGTCGTTGTACACGTTGGGATAGCGCCTGTTGATGCGGTGCCAACCCTTGTAGCAGCATAGGGTGGTTTCAAGGGTGAAGTAGCTGACGTCATGGTGCTTGATGGCCTTGCGTGCGTCTTCTAACAGGACGGCCCCCTCTTCGTTGAGCCAACTAAGTATGTCCTCTGTGTACGTCGGCTTGTTCTCCTTGTACCAATCAAGGTCGTCGCGGCCCAACACCTTGCAGAGTCCGTTGCGGTGGCTCTTGCTGCCTGAGATGTCTTCAAAGAAGAGCCAATCACAATCAAGGTGTAGCCCTGCGATGCGCAGGTACTCAAGGTAGCTGAAGGTGGACAGCCTGCCGAACGTCTCAAACTGCTTAATCACAACATCCCACAACGCACGGAAGTTGGTGTGCTTGTCTTCGCTGGAAATGATGCTGAGGAAGTAGTCGCGCTGCGTGCGCCCGTCCAGCAGGTCGAGGTAGTTGCGCACCGCCTTGACGAACGACGTCCGTGTGTAGCGTCTGTCTGTGTCCCACGGCAGGGTAGGGGCGTTGTCTTGAAACCAAGCGTCCAAGGCCTCTGTGCTCTCACGCAGGGCGTTGAGGTCAGGGAACTCTTGGTATATGCGGTAGGTCGTGACTACGTTTTGGGTGTTGCCGTTGATGTAGACGAACCACAACTTCTCTTCGTCTGTCATGTGCAGGCGCTCAAACAGATAAGGGAAGGCGTAGTACACGGCCCCGGCGTGCGCCCCGTACTTGAGGTGGAAGTCGTAGAAGTCCAAGAAGACCTTACGGCGGTGTTCAGGTAGGCGGTAGTCTGTCATCTAATCTTGCCCCCCACAATCCAAAACAGGGTCGTCTCTTTCCAGAGGTGGGGTGTTTTGTGTCTCATGTATCGAATGACCTTGCCCTCGTAGCGTGGGTGAAACTCTATGGCTCCAGCGCGTCCCGGGAACTCGTCTGAGTAGGTGCAGTACCCTGAGCCGTTCAGGTTCTCGTGGTAGATGTTGTGGCGATAGCCGGGCTTGCCCTCAAACGACCAATCAAACAACCCGTCTACGTCAAGGCCCTTGTGCTTGGCTATCTTGTTCAGGCGCTCTCTGATGTAGTAGATGTTGAACGACCCGTGATTGCCAATGCCCATGAGCGTAATGCTCTTGAGTTGTGGCTGCGGGTACTTGAGTAGCCCGTAGAGGATAGAGGTAGATGAGTTACAACTGCCGCACGGGATGACGAGGTGGTTCACGTGCTTGGGGATGTTCTTGACCTGCTCTGCTCCTACGGCGTGGAAGGCCTCTATGTCCGCATACGTGTTGACGCTCTCCTCAAGCGTGATGTTCGTCTCAAGGAACTCGTGGTCAGGCAACACCTTGAGCATCTTGCGGGCCATAGCTCCCAAGGTCTTGGCATAACCCACCTTGCTGTAGACGAGTTTCGCCCCAAGGCGTTTAGCCCGGTATAGGTAGGGGCTGTCATCAACGTTCTTCTTGCTGTACGTGATGACGCAACCGAGCCCGTAATGACGGCATATCTCTGAAATGAAAGCGTGCTGAGGGGACTGACTTACAGAACCACTCACCACACCTTTAATCCCTTTCTCTTTCACCCACCTGTCTACAAGCCAAATTGCTTGACGTAGCTTGGCGCCGTTGATGTCGCCGTACCCCAAGGGAGCGAACTTGTCGTCCCTCTTGAAGTGCATGCCGTCACACAACTCTACCGGAGTCAGGTCGTAGATGGTGTCTATCCAGCGCACTGCTTCAGGGCTTCAAGTACGATGCCGCCGATGTAAACGCCCTCCTTGCGCAAGGCGCCTGTGGCTTCAAGTGCCTGCTGGTAGTCCTCTGCTGTGAACTCAATCTGTAGAGCCCGCTTGACGGACTCTTTCATCTCTGTCACGGTCTCATCGAGGTCGCCGTACTCTTCGTCAAGGATGCTGTAGTCGACGTCGGCCTCAGGAACCCACACGTCCAATCCCCACTGCTCCATACTGACGTTATCCCAGTTGTTAGCGAGCATATCCCAGTCCCACTCTCCGTAAGAGAGGTTGTCCTTGATGACGAACTCCTTCTGCTTGATTTCGTCCCAAGAGGCGATGTAAACTGGCACCTCTTTCAGCCCTGCCTCAATACACGCCTTTAACCTCATGTTGCCGCCTAAGACCACGTGGTCAGGGTTCACGACGATGGGCCGGGCCTCCAGCATGTCAGGGAAGTCCTTGATGCTCTGTACGAGCTTCTTGAACTTACCATCACGAATGACACGGGGGTTGTCCTCATTCGGCTGAATCTTGGTTGTCTTTAAGGTATTCATCTGCGGTGTTAATGATGTTACGGAGGGTTTCACGAATATGGTACTTGTCGATGGCAATGTTGAGTAGCACCTGCCATGCGTCTTCGTTGTTGTAGTAGCACCCCATCTCGTAGTTCTCGTGGCGCTTCTTGCCTGTGAAGAGGACGTACTCGTCTGACTCTTGTAACAGGCGCTTTCCTTTGCGGTGTGTCATGATTGCTTAAAGATGGTGTATTTGCGTTTGAAGTTACGGTCTGTTGTCAGTAGGTTGTTCGCTGTCCTCACTGCGTACACGGCAGTGCTGTGGTCCCGCTTGCCGAATACCTCGCCAATCATGCGGTAGTTGAAGCCCTTATCACGGAGGTGCTTCATGGCTATGAACCTGAAGTCGCACAGGGGTTGAGTACGTGTCTTGCTCGTGACTTCATCCCACGGGAGACTCAGGGCCAACGCTGCCCTCCTGCACTTCTGCACCTCGTTGTTGAACTGCACATTGTAGTTCTCGTCACAGTAGCGACGGCCTACCTCTAACCAATATGTCATGATTCCTTGTCGGCTTGCTGAACGAGAGCCTTGAGGTCCTTGAACATTTGGTTATTACAGGGTGTACACGTGGTGCGCTGGGCGCTACCTCCTGTTACTCTGTTGTGCCACTGAACGAGGTCTTCGTTCGTGTACTGACGTTTGTTGTCCAGCATGTGCCGGATAGCTTGGATGTCTTCTGATGTGACCTCGGCTCGCCACTTGTCAAGAGGGCACTTGCTCATGCGCAGGCGGGCCTTGGCGGGCATGAAGCAGCCGCATAGTTTAGAGTCAGTGAACGCCTCAGTGACCAACGGCCCGCAGGACTGGGTAGTCTCGACATAGTGCTCGCAGGAGCGACACGTCTTGAGCCGCTGATTCTTTGTTTTATTGCTTACCAATAGCATCTCGTAGTTTCTTTCGTGTTCTGTATAAGGACTGGTACAGGGTGGTGTGCGGTATTCCGCTCTCCCTGCTTACTTGGCGAAGGTTGTAGCCTTCAAGGTACAGCGTCAAGACCGTCCGGTCGAACCAAGCCAAGTGCCTCGTCAAGAGCATGGCTTCTTCTCGGGCAATCTGAGAGCTGATGTCGTCAACGCTGACCACTTCCCTTAGCGGAGCGTCGAAGATGGTATAGAGGTGCTTGAAACCTCCTCTCGTAGACTGAATCCACATGGCTGTATGGAAGTAGCCCGCCGGGTTGTCCATGATGTTAGGCGGCTCGGCGTTGATGCAGGCTAAGTACACGTGATGAACGAGGTCACGGGGTTCGCGGTGCATACCCCGGGCCGCTTCTACCAAGGCGTCGTACGCCTCGGCAAACCATAGGTCAAAGACCTTTCGTGTTCTTGATTTCATCTACAAGGCGCTTGTAGTGATGGTACATAGACTCTAACTCGTCGCGGCTGAACTTACGTGTGCGCTTGCTTTCTATGAGTAGCTTCTCTGCCGTCCCCTCGCCATACTGCTGGTCAAGGTGTTGGCTGAAGAGGTACTGCTCACCACTGCGGAAGCCGTTACATCGTTTGCACTGGAACTGGACGTTCTGTTCATCCCACCGGGTCGACATACAGGCCCGGCTCATGAAGTGGCCCGCGTCTACCTCGCTGTAGTGGCGCTGGCTGTCGCAGGTGTAACAACGCCCGTGACCAGTTTCGTCGGTGGCTCGTAGCCTGATGTATTGACTGAACACGCTATCCAGTTTCTTTACCGCCGCGCTCCTGTTGAACCTCGTCTTCTTGGGAGTGCGGGTACGGGATATGCTTCCACCTTCCTCTCTCGTCTGTTTCGACGCGCTGGACTTCGGTTTCCTTTGCAGAGGCTTCTTTCGCTTCACGGCGTTGTCGTGCGTATTGTTCGTAGAGGGACTTCACCTGCTCGTCGTTGAGGTTGTTGGGAGTGTGCTTCTTCAGTTCACCCCAATTCGCTTCACGACGCTCGGCGCGTTCGCCCTCGTATTCGCGGAAGATAGCTACTAACTCCGGTAGTTTCAAACGTTCATACTTCACGGGGTATTGGCCTGTCTTCAACCTGTGCATGATGATGGCCCACTCCTCGAGCTTCATCACCGGGAACTCTGTGCGCAGGTGTTCCACCGCAAAGAGCAAGTCCTCATCAGTGCGTATGGTCTTGTTCATGTCCAAGGCGAGCAACGTTTGCTTGAGCATGAGTATGAGGGTGGCCTCTGTCTTCTGAGGGTCGGTGCGGAAGGCGGCTGTGATGTTGGTGCCGCTGGCCCACGCCTGCTCAGGGCTGAGTACCGAGGTTGCGGAGATGCGCTGCAATGAGGCTTCCGTCTGTCGTACCAGTTGGTTCATGATTCTGTTTTTTGAGTGGGAAGAGTCCCTTCCAACCCCACGCCACGCTCTCAGCGATGATAGCGATGGCTGCCTGCTCACTGCCTTGGGAGAGGTTTTGTAGCTTGTGCAGGGCTGTCTGTTGACTCTGTAGGGTCTTGTACTTGAAGCGGTGTTGAGCCCAACGCATTTCCAAGTAGCCGTTCCAAGCGGCCTTGAATGCATCTGTATTCCAAGGGAACTCCAACACCCCTTCTTTCTCTGTATTGTAATTGTGTTGTTCTAATGTATTAGTAGCGCTTCTTTTTGACACTTCTGCATGGTCACTGTGACGCGGCTGGGTGGTCATTTTGACGCGGCTGAGTGGTCGCGTAGTGAGGTACCTGTTTCTGCCGTCGCTCTTCACGTTGATGTAGCCCAACGCTTGTAGCCGCTTCACCGCCCGTGAGACGGTGCTCTTGCTGATTTGATACTCACGGACGATGGTGTCGTTGCTCTTGTAGAACGACTTGCCATTGCCACTGAATGAATCTATCTCAGCAAGGAGCGCCTTCTCAGCGAGCGACAACTCACGGTCAAGCCACACCTCGGCAGGAATCCACACCCCCTTGAACTCTCGCTCAATCATGGGTACGTCTGTATAATCCACCACCGCTCCTTCCACGGGTCCCACGTCTTCACCCCCCTGTAGTGGGTCTTCTGTGGCCCGGTGTGGTAGCTGCTACTCTTGCGGTGGCTGTGAGGCTTCAGCGTGCTGTAGGCGCCGCCGTCTATCCAGTCCTGTGCGTGGCCTAACTTCTTCATGTACTCCGTGTTGGCTGTATTTCTTTGATGACGTGTTCGCGGTGAAGTACCTCGCCTTGAAGTTGTAGGTAGGTGGTGTCCTTGCTTGCCACAATCTCAGGAGCGTGTTTCAAGATGCCCCGTGGGTTGGTCTTCATCCAGTTCCTGACTGTGACAGTCGTTACGTCCAGTTCCTTCGCGCACGCTGTGATGCTACCGAAGTGCTTGATGATGTAGTCTCTCATGCCTTACTGAACTTGATGAGGCCCCACAACAGGCTCACCTGCGTCTTAGGCTTCTCGTAGCGGATGTAGGTGGCGCTCTTCTTTCGCCCCCGCTTCGGTACGCGGTGCATCTTCAGTTTGTTTCGTCGCTGCATGACGGCTGCCGTACTGCGGCCCATGCGCTCGGCTATCTCGTTGTCAGTGGCTCCAAGGTTGTAGAGGTCCTTGACCATCGTCTCGTCTGCTCTCGTCCAAGATTTGTTCTTATTGTTCATCTCATTTCGTGTAACTCCCTCAGCATGTTCTCTTCCTGAGGGCTTGTGATTTGTGTGTAATAGTTTGGGCGCAGTTGGGTGTTCGGGATGCGCCACGTTGTCCCGTCGTAGTAGTGCACGGCGTACACGTTACTCCTGTCGTCGTCGATAGACCCCCAACAGCACAGGTACTTGCCCTGTGCCGTCGGTTGGTCTTTCCAGTTCCACCACGTCACGGAGTGACTTCGTTCTTGAGCGAAGCTCTCGCCTCAAGCGCCATGCGTGCGTACTGCATGACCTGTTGGTCGTAGTTGGGCGCCGTGCGGTCTGCTACGTGCATGCCAATTTCTACAGCCCACGAAGCGATGATGCCCTTGGTGGTGTCGTCATCGCTTTGGCGTGGCGCTGATGAGCCTCCACCCTGACCGAATCCGGGCTTATCGAGGCGTAGCTTATTGCCGTGGTGTGATGACGTAGCGAGGTAGTCCACCTCGTCGTCTACTTTCCACTTGTCAGGAGACTTGCAGTTAACGGAGCCTTTCGTGCCGTCGCTCAGGTCGACGTCGAAGGCATACATGAGGCCGTGGGTTCCTTGCCACGTTGCGGGGTTCGCAGGTTCAATGCGAGTGATTTTGGCTGTTGCCATAGTACAAAGGATTAAAGGTTTGCCACCTTCCGAATGAAGGCGGTGATTTGCTGTTGAGTTGGGTTCTTGACCTGTGAGTAGGGCACGCTACGCTGAAGCGGTGTGAGGTAGATGCGCATCTCGTCAAGTTGGTCGTGAGTCAGTTCGTTAGAGTAGTATAGTGCGTCCAGCGTCGCGGCTAAGCGGTCGTGACTGTCTTCGTCGAGAACGGCGTTGCCGAGCATGGCGTCTACCTTGTTGAATAAAGCGTAGTTGAAGTCGTCGTCTCCGACCTTGATTGCATACCAGTCGCGCTCTTCTTCTTCAGGCGGTGTCAGTGGTTGGTCCGGTGTGTACATGATGTTTGTTCTTCTGTTTGACATGGGCAGGGCTTGAACGCCTTCTTGCCTGTGATGTGCTCCATCCACTCGTTGTAGTCACGCGCTGGCATGTCAGGGTAGATGGTATGGCTGATGCCGTTGGGTTTAAGCGTAGTCATCCTGTAGGTGTTTAGCGATTTCTTTCCAGTTCACGTCGTCCATCTCAGTGACGTCTTTCATGTCAGGCGTCCCGTCAGGGAACACGCTCAAGAAGAATCGCTGGCAACGGAAAGCGAAGTTGCTACGCTTATGGTGGATACGAACGAACTCGCACGTCAGGTCGTGGAGGGGTTGCTCGTTGTCGGCCCAAATGAGAATCTGCCATGTCTCCCAGTTAGTCCAGCCGTTGTAAGTGTTGTC